TGGCGGATTTGCCACGAGTTGCGTAAACTCATGGCCTCAGCCGACCAGCGGGGGCGATTGGGCGGCATCGGCAAGCACGTTGAAGTTGACGAGACGCTAGTCGGCGGCACGCTGCGACATCACGGCAAGGGCAAGCACCGCAAAAACAAGACAACCGTGTTTGGCATCGTTGAACGTGACGGACGCATGGTTGCCGGGCCGGTCCCGGACGAAACCAAGTTCACGCTAGAGCCGATCATCCGTGAAAATGTTGAAGCCGGAACGACCGTTAGTAGCGATGGTCATTACGCTTACCGTGATCTTAGTGGCGATTATAGCCACGGCTTCGTGGATCACAGTGCGAAGGAGTACGTGCGAGGCATCCACCACACCAATTCTATTGAGGGTCATTGGTCGCTGCTAAAACGCGCGATCAAAGGCACGCACGTTCACATTTCGAGCAAGCACGCTTGGAAATACATCGCCGAGTTCAGCTACCGCCGAAACATGCGACATTCACATTGGGCGATGTTCAATCTTCTGGTGCGGGCCTTCGCGTTGCCGCGCTTAATAGAGACATGAAATCCTCTCGGTGAGTGGGGTTCACGTCGCCAGAAGGAGGCGCAGAAGCGTCCTGATCGCCCTCGCAAGCACCGTTAGGCTGCGGGTGCTGGTTTGGCTTTTTCTTCGTCTTCGTCCGGCGGGGTGACGGCGTTGATTTCATGAATCACCACCTCATTGTCATCATGGGTGTAGACAACCCAAATTTCGGGCGTCCGGGCTAATTCGTCAGCGGCCTGAATATGCAACCGATAACCAGTAGGTACGCCGTTGATCGTCTGGGGGTAGCCAATCTCCGGCTTCCTAGACAATAGCCATTTAAGCCCTTCCCACGCTTCGTCAAAGCGGTCGAATTGCTCCGAAAATAAATCTGCCGCCTCTTGGGCGGCAGCATCTTCTATGATCGTACGTAGGCGTTGCCACACGACAAACCTAAGCTGCTACTTGCTTCCTCGATTCAACCCTTTGTACCACAGCATCGGCCCATTGCACAACGCGATCTGTCAATTCCCCCCGCGCAGAAGCGAGGACCGCAAACATGGGGATTTCTTCCCCCTCGTTGGCAGCATCCCAAATCTGATCGTGCGATAAATCGCTGATCGAATTGGCGGTGTGATTAATGCAGATGTCTGCAATCACCGTATTGATTATGTCCATTTCTACGTGCGAAAACGCACTTGAATCGGGCGTAACAAGCGGAACGAAAAGCCGCATCTTGTGGCTTCCGACCGCCTTTTCAAAGACGTGAATTTTCTTCTCGTCTTCTAGTTCGCGGATGGTTTTCAGTATATTTTTGGGCACCGGACCGCGCTGGCGCTTGACGTATGTCTCCCCAGTGATCGGAACGCCATTCAGGCGATACCCGATCGTATCGGCAAACCAGCAAATCTTATTCAATCGGACAGCACCAAGCCTTAGCGGGTCCTCGCAGGAGGCCACAATGTAGTGGACTAGTGCCTTGAACTTCTCAGTCATCACACACCCGAATCTCTTTTCTACGGGATACTATAATATCCCCTTGACAACTAAACAACTTCGGTATAGCCGCGCCCCATTTTGGGACACAGCGTAGACTTTCCTTGGCTTTCCAAGGACTTGTATAGATTTTCAGCCGTCGAATCGCCTAGCGACCTGTGGAAACCAACGTCCGCCAGCTCTTTGAGTTCGACCAACCCCCGAAAGATCAGCGGATTGTCCATCAAAAGCTGACTCGGTCCAGCGATTTCCGGCTTCTACACCGCCAAACATGGCGATTCTTTGCCTGGTGTTGTTCCGGCGCAACGTATATGGGTTCGCCCGGCACTTGGCGCAAGGGGATAATCTCCCCGTCTTGACTGCTGAAGAAATCCAATACTTCACGGACCGCTGTGAAGATTGCGAGCGGCTTTGGCTTGATCGCGTCGAAGCGTGGGCCAGCGGCGCGCCTGATCACATACTCGACCAGCAATTCGGCATGCCGCGCACCATCCACTAATTCTGAGAGATACCGATGGCTTACGCCGCCGATCGCTTCGACGCTGACGCCGTCGCTCATTACGAAATGGCGTCGGCCTCATTGCTGGCGCAGGCACCGGCACTTGCCAAGCAAGAGTGGTACGCGGACGACAATAAGAAGGGCTGGGCAGACTTCCGCCTCGAGCTCGAGCAACGGCTCTACGCGCTAAGGAATTGGCGCCTCTCCTGGTGGGAGCATTGGGCCAAGCTTGCCGAGGCGATCCTACCACGCCGCTATCACTGGCTGATCGTCCCTAACACAATGTCGAGAGGCCTGGCGATCAACCAGGCGATCAAGGATCCGACCGGCGCCCAGGCCGTGCGCGTCTGTACTGCCGGCATGCGCTCCGGCATCATGAGCTCCTCGCGCCCATGGTTCAAAATCAAACCGGGGATCCGTAACTATAAGCCTGATCGTGCCGCCGAACTTTGGTTCGAGCAAGTCGAGGACATGATCTATCGCGTGTTCTCGGGCTCGAATTACTATCAGTCCGCAACGCAGATGTTCGAGGATCTGATCGTATTCGGCACCGCGCCGAAAATCATGTACGAGGATCGCGACGATATCATCCGCTGCTACAATCCCTGCGCTGGTGAGTATTACCTCGGCGCCGGATCAGACTTCCGCATCAACTCGTTCTACCGCACCTTCAACCTGACCGTGATGCAATGCGTGCAGATGTTCGGGCTGGAGAACTGCCCGCCCGACGTCGCCGAGCTCTGGGAGAACAAGGGCGCCGGGCTGGAGACCGAGATCATTATCGCCCACGCCATCGAGCCGAATTTCTCGGCATCGATGCCAGGGCAAGCCCCAAATCTCGGCGTCATCCCCGGCAACTTCACCTATCGTGAGTATTACTGGACATGGGGCCGCTATAGCGCCAAGCCGCTATCCATGCGCGGCTTCCGGCAGAAGCCGTTCATCGCGCCGCGCTGGTCGACCACATCGAACGATGCCTATGGCCGTTCCCCTGGGATGGATGCGCTGCCCGATATCCTGCAGCTTCACCTCATGACCGTGCGCCAGGCGGAAGCGATCGACAAGCTGGTGCGGCCGCCGATGCTCGCCGACAACTCCTTAAAAAACCAGCCCTCCTCGATCAACCCCGGCAAGGTGACCTTTACCGCCGACATATCGAAGGGCATGAAGTCGATCTACGATATCCGTCTCGATATCGAGCACATGAGCGCGCTGATCGAGAAGATCGAAGCCCGCTGCGGCAAGTGGTTCTTCAACGACCTGTTCCAGATGATGGATAACATCGAAGGGGTACAGCCGCGCAACGAGCTGGAGATCGCCGAACGCCGCGGCGAAAAGCTGCAAGTGCTCGGCCCGGTGGTCGAAGGCATCGAGAACGAGTTGCACGACGATATCCTGCGCGTGATCGCCATCCTCAATCGCCGCCAGCTCCTTCCGGCAAAGCCGCCGAGCCTGATCGGCATTCCCCTCGAGATCGAATTCGACTCGATGATCGCCGTTGCCCAGCGCGCGGCCGAGAGCGCCACCATGGAACGCGGCATGACGATCGCAACGCAACTGGATAAGTCCTATCCCGACGAGCGTCCCGGCGATGTGATCGACAAGACCGGATGGCTTCGCGACTATCTCGAAAAATCGAACTTCCCGAAAAAGGACATGCGCGGCGACGACGAAGTCAAGCAGATCAAGGCCGCGCGCAACCAGGCCAATCAGGAAGCCGCGCAGAAGGCGCAGGCGATGCAAGCCGCAACGCATACCGCCCCGGCAGTTGCTTCGGCCGCAAAGGACGCCAGCCAGATCGATACTGGCGGCCTCCTCAACGCTCTGCAGATCGCCGCCGGCCAGGGTGGCGCTGCGCCTGGCGCCACGGGGCTGTTGCAATGATGATGTATCGGGGCTTGCAAGGGGACTAAGCCTTCAAACCTTAAATCGTCTGGGGCGATGTAAGGACAAGGTCGGGCTAATAGAAGCCGCTCTGGCATCGGAGAGACGGGCATGATTTTCGCTCCTGATTCGGGTTGCACCATCAGGATAGCGAAAGGCGGGGAAGGGCGTCATTGCTCTTCCCCGCTATCTAACGGCAATTCTAGTTGGTTCGGCGGATCACGCCGGAAGCCCTTTTTTGTTGGATAAGGATGAAATAGCTCATGGCGCTGACCGACGACGAAGGTAACGAACTGAGCGCGCTGAAAGGCAACGATAAGCCGCCGCTGCCTAATCTGCACGGGCAACCCGGCCAAGCTGGCGGTCCGCCTCTCGCCGACGTTCGGCAGGTTGCGACCTGGGACGGCAAGAAGACCGTTCCGATTGCCCACGGCTTGCCAAGCCAGCGTGTCGACGATTATCCCGTCTCTGAGCCCAGCGCTTTCCGCCGCGTCTTCGAATACGATATCATTCCCTGGAAAGACGAAGGTGGCCTTTCCGGCATGATCGCCTTCCTCAACGAGAAAGGCGCTGACGGCTGGGAAGCGTTCTATGTGGTGACCGGCCAGAATCCGAAGGACGGTATGCGGCATTTCATTCACTTCAAGCGGGAACTCGCATGACTGACGACAAAATCCTCGCGCCCGACGGCACCCCGGCCGAAGCGCCCAAACAACTGATCGAAGTCGATGCCCAAGGCGATCCGATCCGCCAGGGCACGCTCATGCTCGAGAAAGAATCCTACGAGCGCGTGATCGAGGGCTTGCGCATGATCTCGGATTCCTGCGCGCATCTGATCAAGCACGAGCCGGAAAGCGCTGATGTATGGCGCGGCTACTTGGTGCGCTTCGACAAGGCGCGATTGATTTGCGTCCAATACGCCCGCCTCGGTCTCACCATGAAGGAAAAGGAAACGGGCGAAGTGCGCGGCGATCCGCTGCCGTGGAAGCAATGCCGCCAGCGCTTCCTCGATGGCGTGATCCAAGCTGCCGGTGGTTGCCGCCAGCTCGCGACCTGTCATCGTGGCGATATGTGGTGGACGCGCATGGCCGACGTGCTTGACGAAATGGCGCGCAAGCTGCGTGGTCACCAGGCACTTGCCAAGCGCAAGGCGCTCGCCGCGAGAATGTCGCTGATTCTGCCGGAGCATTTGACGAGGCAATGAAACTTCCCCCGTGCGGCAAATGCGGGGTCTATCAGCGCGATGCACTCTTACCCGGATCTCCATCGTCCCCGGTGAAGTGTCCATCGCTTCCCCCGGTTCGTCGCGCCTGGGCTTTGCCGGCCGGGGGCGATGGAGGCTATGACCATGACAACGCTGCACCCTTCCACCTTTGAATATTTGAAGCCGACCACAGGCCAAGTCGATGTAATGGCGCATCTGCGCGGGCTTTCGGCCTCATATGCCGCGGCCATCGATCAGGCGCTCGATGACGGTCCCGACAAAACCTATATCCTGCGGCGCATCCGCGAGACGGCAATGTGGATCAATGTTGCACTGACGCGAAACGCCGACGGATCGCCGCGGGCCAAGCCATGAAAAAAGGTAAGCGCAAACATAGGACGCTACGCATTCTTGAGGGCGGAGTTCCTTTGAAAAAGCCGAAGCTTCCGCGCCACCGACACCTGAAGGAAGCGCAAGCGGCCTTTGACGCACTCGGGAGATTGATCAGGGTATTGCCGATGGTGGAAAAGCAGCGCGACGATATTCGCCATGCCATGGGTGTGATCGAGCGCGCCTTCAAAGGCCACAGGTTTAAGTTGCCGAGCGGAACAACCCTTACGCTCTCCGATTGGGCCCAGCGGGTGGTTTGGCCGCGATGAGCGAAGATAGTTTTCGCGACGCCTTCCTGCGCGATCGTGTTCGCGAACTCAATAAGTTACCGTTCCGGACCGTCCGTGAGAACGGCATGGTGCACGTCGACGCTGCCGTCGATGCTGCCTTCCGCAAGGCTCTGCTCGAGGGCATTCCGCTTTCGCTGCGCAGCAAAATGCGCGAGGCTTTAGCGGCTTCGCCTGGCGCCAAGGCCAACGAGCATTCGATCCGCTATTTCGGTGGACCGGACAAGATAGCCGAGATCAAGAACCGGATTGCCCCGCTCCTGCTCGAACTCAACCACTTCCTCACCACCGCGCGCAATCTGCCCGGCCTGTTCGACTGGCTACAGGTGACCAACTTCGGCGCCGACTATAGGATGATCAAGGCATTCCTCGCCTGGGCGGAATTGGCGGAGACGCCATCGCTTGGGCAAGTGCCGGCCCAGCCGCCGCGGTCCGTCACCTATGGCTGACGATCAAGGACCGCCCGAACCATTCGACGCTACCGATCCACGGGCGCAAGACAATGCCGCGCGCGACGTCGCCCGCAAGAAACGCGAAGACGCCGACGTGCTGCGCACGCTCATGCACAATAAGCACGGCCGCGCCTTCCTCTATCGTTTCCTCGAGGGCTGCCACATCTACGGCGACACCTTTGCCGGCGAGAACTCGCACACCTCGGCATTCAACCAAGGCCAGGAGAACGTCGGCAAGCGCTTGATGGTCATGGCCATGGACGCGTCGCCTGATCTCTATGTGCAGATGATCAAGGAGCAGCGCGAGGAGGAATCCAGGCTCGACGCTGTCCGCCGGCAAGAGGAGCGTTCGCGCCGTGAGCGCGATGAGCCGCCAAGCGCCGAGCAGATGCTGGCCGTGCAGGATCTGCCGCCTCCGGCCGGTTATCCCGGCCATGTGCCGCCGAAAATGCCGAACGAGTAAATACTTTGTTGAAAATGTGCTAAGGAAAATCCCTCTGGGTGATTCGGATGCTATCGAAATTCCACGATCGCTATCTGCCCTATTACGCCGCGCCTGACGCGGCCCCTGGCACGCCAGTTCCAGCGGCTGACGCTGCGCCCGCTGCAAGCCCTATTCCGGCGCCGGCGGCAGCCCCTGCCGCTGCGGCGCAGCCGAGTGGGGATTCTTCCCCATCGGCGTCGCCTATTGCCGCGACGGACGCGGCTTTGCCAGCTTCTACGAGCCCCGGCGCGTCGGCACCGGCCACGCCGGCCGAGGCAGCGCCCGCTGCGCCGCCTGCAAAGACTGATGGCGCGGCACCTGCCGCAGCCGATAAAGCTCCCCCCGAATCCAAACCGTCTCTCCTCGAGGCGGCTAAGAGCAAGCCCAAAGCCGACGCCAAGGACGCGAAAGCGCCTACGGTCGACGCCAAGGCTGGCTCGGATACCAAGCCGGCTCCGGCCGAAGCTGACAAAGCTGCCGATGGCAAAGACGCCAAGCCCGAGGGTGACAAGCCCGCGGACAAGGTTGCCGATGCCAAAGCAGATGACGCAGCCAAGGCGCCCGACCCGGCGAAAGAAGCCACGGCCATAGCGCCCCCGGCTCCGTTGAAGTATGAAGCGTTCAAGGTTCCCGACGGCATCAAGCTCGACGACAAGGAAGTTGCGAAATTCACCGATATCATCGGTGCTCGCCAGATTCCGCAAGAGGACGCGCAAAAGCTGCTCGACCTCTACGTCGAAGAGCGCAAAGGCGATGCCGAGCGTGCGCGTACCGAGCAGCGTCGTGTATGGGACGCGCTCAACGATACCTGGAAGACGGAATTGCGGAAGAATCCCGAGTTGGGAGGCAGCCGCCTCGAGACGTCGCTGTCCATGGCCAAAGCCGTGGTTGAGGAATTTCTCTCGCCCGAACAGGCGCGGGTTTACCTCGCTCACACCACGAACAACGGCATGGGCAACTTCATCGAGCAAGTCCGGCTTCTGCACAATATCGGCAAGGCCTTGAACATCTTCGAAGACGGAATCGTGCCGAGCCTCCCGAAAGCGCCGAAGATCCAAAAGGGTCCAGGCAATCGCGGCTGGTACGATAAGAGCCCAGATTTAGGCGGCGCCCAAACCTCGTAAGCCGGTTTCTTTCGTTAGCGTTTCCATTTTTCACACTCTCCGCGGCAATGGAGAACAGCGCGATTCCGGTCATGCCCGAGGCATGATCTTACGGAGTCGACCCCATGGCCTATCTGACGCTTGCCGATATCGGGCGCATGACGGATCCCGACGGCAAAATCGCCGACATGGCGGAGCTGCTCTCGCAATGCAACGAAATGGTCGACGATATGCCGATGGTCGAGGCCAATGGTCTCACCACGCACGTCACCACGGTGCGCACTGCGCTGCCCAAGGGCACCTATATCCGCTACTACCAGGGAACGCCCTACTCGAAATCCAACGCCGCACAACTCGAATTCGGCATGTCGCTGCTGCGCGATTACTCGCAGGTCGACAAGGAGCTCTGCAAACTCGGCGGCCAGGAAAGTGTGCGGCGCGAAAAAGAGGACGTCGCGCACATGGAAGGAATTTCGCAGCAACAGTCGACTACGCTGTGCTACGGCAATTCCTGGACAACGCCCGAGCAGTTCACCGGCTGGGCGCCGTTCTTCAACACGGTCTCGACCGCTACAGCCCAGAACGCCGTCAACGTATTCGATTGTGGTGGAACAGGTTCCAGCAATGCCTCGATCTGGATGATCGGCTGGGGCGATTCGACTGCCTACGGCATCTACCCGAAAGGCTCCAAGGGCGGCCTCGTGTTCGAAGACAAGGGCGATATCGTGCCCGGCTTCGATGCCAGCCAGAACCGTTTCGAAGCCTACACGTCGTTGTTCCAGTGGCAGCTCGGCCTGGTGGTCGAGGATTGGCGCTATACCGTTCGCCTCTGCAACATCGACACCACGACTGCGGGACTGCTCGGCCCGACGCCCCCCGATCTCTTCGCCATCCTGGCGCGTGCGATCGTCCGGCTGCCGACCGCTGGCCGCACTGTCTCTGGCATCACCAAGACCGATGCTCCGGACAAGATGGCCCCGGCCATCCGGCTCAAGATCTATTGCGACCGTACCGTGCGGGCTTCGCTCGACATCCAAGCTATCCGCGACAAGAACGTGCTGTTGTCGCCGACGGATTATGCCGGACGGCCGATCGTCAATTGGCGCAATGTGCCGATCGGCGTGCAGGACTCGCTCCTCAATACCGAAGCGCGCGTCGTCTAAACCGCAACGCTGGCGGCGGATGAGCCGCCGTCAGCACTTCACCCCTTCACAGGACCAACTCCCATGGCACTCCAAGACCAAAACCTGGTGCTGTCGAGCGCGCAGGCGGTCACGGCTTCGGCTGTCTCGACCAACTGCTACGACATTCTCAACGGCGTCTTGATCGCGACCTCTGGCGGCACCTATACCGTTCCGCCGAATTCGATCATCGGCAATGCGACCTATTTCGGCGAGGATCTCGGCCTCGGCCGCGGCGTTGGGACGCCCACGATCGAGGTTTTCTCCGGAACCGGCACGCCGGCGGTGGCAACCTCGTTGCAGGTTGCGTTGCAAGGTGCACCCGACAACGGCGGCGGCACCATCTCCGGTCTCACGTTCGTGACCTATATCGAGACCGGTGCCATCCCGCTCGCCAATATCCTCGCCTCGATCCGGGTATGCGCTTTCGACTTGCCGCGCCGGCAATCCGGCAATGCTTTGCCGCGGTTCCTCCAACTCGATTATATCGTCGCCGGATCGAACTTCACCGGCTTGACCGTCACCGGCTACATCAACCTGGGCGGCACTTCCGCGCAGACTAGTTTGGGCCAATACGCCGCGAATTACTAACCCTCCGCCAGGCCGGGGCGCTGACGCCTCCCGGCTTGTCCTCCTCTGCAGCGGTAATGCCCGCTGCAGCTTTTTCCCCGAGTTTCAGTTTGAAGGATAAAGGTCATGAACGAGAAAACCACCAGAGCAACCGAACTGGAGGCATCGGCCGACGGCGATCTGGCGCTGCTCGCCAGATACGGCTTCAGCGATCTGCCGGAAGTGTTCGCCATGCGCGACGGCAACGAGATCATCCAGGAACGCAGCCCCTGCTACCGCTGCGTCGCCGATGGCTTCTATGGCGAAGGCACCTCGGGCACCTGGTATGCGGAAGGCTCGATCATCGTGCTCGAGCGCGTCCCCAACCAATATGTCGAGCCGCTTAATCGTGCTGCAGGCCTGCGCTGGGCCAAATGGGCCACGAGCCTGCCGCAGGGCCGCGTTTTCTACGGCATCGAGGACATGGCGGAAGCCGCCACTATGCTGGCCAAGGATCCGCGGGTGACCGACCTCAATCCGATCGCCTATCAGAAAGCGCTGATCTCGCTGTGCGAGGAGATCAAGCTGCGCCGCGATGGCAAGGACGCCCGCTCGCTGCCCGGCATGTCGCACAACTTCGCTCCGCAATCCGGTCAGGGCTCCGCATCGCCGATTCTAGGCGCCAAGGTTGCACAGATGAACGAGCGCGGTCCCGGCCATCTGCACGGCCCGAATCCGGGACAGAGCCGTGGTGCACGCCGCGCCGGCGCTACGTCGCCCGTAACGAGTCCGCTCGGGGGCAATCCCCCGACGCCATGAGTTATACCCAGAGGGCTTGGTAAGGCTCGCAAGGCCCCCAGCGGCATCTTTTAGGGGATGCCCGAACCGAGATGGTCATGAAATGTCGGAAAGATCGGCGAAGCGCATAGTCGCCAAGTCAGAGTCCGCCACAGTCTCGGGGAAGGTTCGCAGAACCGGCCCATTCGACTTTAACAGGAGCGCCGCAAGGCGATAACGCAAATGAAACTCTTCCAGAATATCCGTTTGATGGCGGGCGCCGCATTCGTAATCGGCGTATCGATCTTCGCCGGCATCCAGGCATTTTCGGCGCCCGTCAATCCCCCTGGCCCCCCGGCTTATGGCTCAACGCCGGCGCTCGTGTCGCAATATCCTGCGGCCTCTACGCCGCTGACTGCGGTCGGGGCCGGCACCACGGGCGCGGTCGTGGGCACGCTTGCGGCGACGGCAAACGTGACCAACTATCTCTGCACCTTCGACGTGTCGGTCATCGGCGGAACGGCTGCCGTTGGACCGATCGTTGTGGCAGGCCTGATCGGCAATTCGTTCACCTACCAGATGAGCGCATCGGCGGCCGGCAATACCATGTCGCGAAGCTTCAATCCCTGCATTCCGGCGAGTGCCGTGAATACGGCGATCACGGTAACGACCACGGCCGATGGTTCGGCGACAGCGGTCGACGTGAATATGGGCGGCTACCAGCAGTAATCGCCGATGCCGCCGGTCAGCCAAGCACAACGCCGATGGGCCTGGGCGAACAAAGACAAGCCCGGCCAAGAGGGAAAGGCTGCCGCCGAATTCGCCGCCGCCGATCCTGGCGGCAAGCTCCCAGCTAAGGTTAAGAGCGGCAAACCGACCAAATCCCGCAACGAGAAGTGGTATGGCAAAAAATAAGAAATGGATCGCCGGCGCGATCAAGCACCCTGGGGCTCTGCACCGTGCCTTGGGCGTCCCGGAGGGCGAAAAGATTCCCGCAGCAAAGCTTGCAACCGCGCGCAACTCAAGCAACCCGCGCATCGCGCGAATGGCCGCTTTGGCGCATACGCTTAAAGGCATGCATCACGGCGGCGAGAACAAGAGCGATAAATCCCGTTCCGACAAGTGGTACGGCGAGAAACACTAGCGCCTCAACAACGGAGATCGATCATGGCCGAGAAAAAGCGCGATTGGTACGGCGGAAAAAAGAAAGAGGACAAAGGCGAAGCCAAGGGCGGCGAGGAATCAGTGCACGAGCGCCACTCGCGCGAGCGCGGCGAAACCCATGTCCGCCACGCCAAGGCGCGTGAGGATATGAACAAGGCGCACCAGGAAGAACTCGCGCAGATGGCCGAGCGCCAATCAAACGAGATGGAAGCCGGGCCCGGCGCCGGAACGCCTGGCGGCGAGCCAGCGGCCGCGCCGATGAATGTCGCCGGAGCAGGAGCTGCGGCCGGTACGCCGGCGGCGGTCGCCGGTCAGGGCTGAGAGTTTTTTCGTAGCGACAACACAAGGAGACTTCTTATGCGTAGGATTTTGCTTGCGGCGGCAATCGTAGGCAGTTTTGCAGGAGCAGCGCGCGCGGACGGCAAGCTCGTGCAGTTGATGGTAACTCAAGAAGACGCGCAATTGTTGCTTAACACACTAGCCGAAAAACCCTGGAAAGAGGTTAATTCGCTGATCCAGCGGCTCGTCATACAGGTCCAGGAACAAAACCGACCGCCCGCGCCGCCGGCTACCGCTCCGGCTCCAGAGCCGCCCGCTTCGCCGTCCGCTCCCGCCGAGCCGCCGCCGGCCCCTCCCCCTGCGGCAGCAACTGCCCCAGCGGCTCCGCCAGCGGTGACCTCGCCGTCAAAATGATCCCGGAGAAATAACGATGCGCAGGTTATTGATCGTTCTCGCCGCCATCGGCATTGCCTTCGCCGCTTGGTCGAATCCCGCCTTCGCACAAGGCGGCTTCGGCAATGTGACGGGCTATGCGATCACTACCTGCGGATCGCCGCCGGTCGCCTATAAGCCGTCGACGTCGACGCAAAACCGGCCGGGCCCCTTCACCATCGATGCGAACGGGCTTCTTTGCGTCAATGCGACGGTTAGCGTCAGCGCCAGCATTGCCGGATTTGCGCCCGGAGGCAGCTACGCCAATCTGACATCGAATGCGACGTCGCATGACGCAGCGCTTCCGACTGGCGCCGTCGATATCGCGTTCAATACCGGCACGACTGCGGTCTCGTGCGAACTCTCGGTCGGCGCCGGGACGGCGGTTGCCAGTGAGAACGTCATCCAGCCGGGAAGTTGGCTTGCTTTCACGGTCGGCTCCAACACGCATACCGCCTGTATCAACCAAGCTGGTGACTCCGCATCGAACGTCGTGGTGTTTTCCGGGGGTACTGGTCTGCCGACCGGAGCTGGGGGCGGATCCGGTAGCGGTGGCGGCGGTGGCAACGTCAACCTCACGCAGATACTTAGTGCAGCGCCGAGCGCTACCAACCCACTATGGGTCTCCCCGGCAACAGGAGCGACATTCCCAGTCTCAGGCACGTTCTGGCAAACCACGCAACCAGTTTCTCTGACGTCCACGACGATCACTGGAACGGTTGCGGTAACGCAGGCGTCCGCTTCAATAGCAAGCGGCGCATTCGCTTCTGGGTCTATCTCAAGCGGCGCTGTAGCATCTGGAGCCTTCGCCAGCGGCGCCATTGCCAGCGGTGCGATAGCGAGTGGGGCTATCGTAAGCGGTGGTGACGTGACCGAGGGCACTACGGCAGAGACGACCGTGTACGCTGGCTCTGGCGGCTGTACGGTCGTTGCATGTCTCAAGGGTCTTTATGCTGGTATTGTCGGCTCAATTCCGGCTGGCACGAATACAATCGGTGCAGCTATCGTTCAGGGTCAGGCCGCCGCCGCCCGGAATTTCCCCGGCTGCACGGTTGGTGCGACGACCACGAATTGCCTTGCCGCCTCGACCGCTACGCAGTTCCTGCAAATCCAGAACACATCTACCAGTGCTACCATTGCCTGCGCCTTCGGCGCCGCTGGCGTGCTCAACTCAAAAACCTCAGTGCAGCTTGCAGTCGGGCAGTCTGCTTCGTGGAACCCAAACACTGGCGGCGTTCCGACCGGGCAGCTTAATTGCATCGCAAGCGCAGGTTCAACGCCGCTCTATGTGGAGTGGCTGTAATGCGTTTTGTTCTTGCGATCCTCGTCGCTCTATTTGCGCCCGCTATTGCGCAGGCTCAGATCGGTCCTGCGCCTGGTGGCGGCGGCAGCGGCATCACGGCGCTAACTGGCGATGTGACGGCATCCGGCACGGGTTCTGTGGCGGCAACCGTCGCAGCGATTGCTGGCGTCGCCGTCGGCACACCGACCGGAACAACCAATGTGGTGTTTTCAAACTCTCCCACGTTGGTCTCGCCGACTTTGGGCAATGCAGCGGCGACCTCGTTCGGCCTATCCGGCAACATCAGCGCCGCAGCTTGGACGACCAGTGGTATCCGCTACAAGAACGCCGCGGTGACGCTGACTGACACATCGTCAAGCGGAACGGTCGCCACGGTTTACAACGACGTGTGGGGTGGCAATACCAATGCGGCGTCGAGCGCGACGACCTATACGAACGCTTTTGGCAGCTATTTCAAGGCTCCGATTGCCGGGACAAATGTTACGTTCACCAACAAATACGCGGTAGGTGTTGACAGTCTCTTTTCGCCAGGGGTGATTACCGATCAGCAAACTACCACGACTGGCGGCCTCGCGGTAGCATTCACGAACGGCAGCGCCGTCATTACGGCAACCAACACTCTCGTCGTCAATCAACCCATATATTTCCAGAACAGCGGCGGGGCGCTACCAACTAACTTCACTTCCGGCACCGTCTATTATGTGATTGCTACTGGGCTATCCACCAGCCAGTTTGAAGTTGCGACTTCTTCGGGGGGCACTGGTGTCCTTGCTGGTAGCGCCGGCTCTGGAACCCAGACCGCCTCTCCAGTCACTCAAACAGACGCGGTTATCCTGCAAAATTCCACCGCAGCGACGGCCTCAATCCCAGTACAGTGGTCGCCTAGTTTGCACTTCATTGGGCAGGGCTGGAAAACAACGGCGACGGCGGCGTCGCAGACCGTCGATTGGCTTATCACAAATCAACCGATCCAGGGAACAACCGCGCCGACAACCAATCTTGTTATCTCCGAACAGATTAATGGTGGCGGCTATTCTACGGCGGCAAGTATCGCCGCGGCGGGGACTACCGGCACTGCCGCTGGCATCACCATTCCTTTGACAAACGCTACAGTCATAACACGTTATTTCGGCTTTAGCGGACCTGCCGTAACTGGTGGTGGCTGCGGTATCGGAACAAATACGAATGGTGCCGGCGCTCTTGATCTTATGTGTGGTGGTTCGTCGTTGCTTAATCTTAACACCGGCACGGTGCAAATTGAAACCACGTCAACAGGAGCTTTCGCCTGGGCAACCGGGTCTGATCCGAGCTCACAAAGTCCACAAACCTGGCTTACTAGCCCGGCTTCGGCGACTGTCCAATTCGGCGCGGCCAACGCTGCTTCGCCAATTAATCAAACGGTTCAGTCGCAGGGCGTCATTGTTGGCACGACTAGCAATGGCGCTGGCGGGAATCTGTTAATACAGCCCGGTGTCTCAACCGGAAATGCAACATCATCGCAATTAAATTTTGATACCTGGGTTGTAACCTCATCCGGTACGGCGACGCAGACGCAAACTCTAACGATGCGATTAACTAACGGCGCGGTGCTAATGCCCAGTCTGGCGGCATCCTCTGCGGCCACCACTGGCACAGTATGCTGGACGACAGGCGGCAACCTGACAGTTGATACTACGCTCGCATGCCTGGCCTCTCTTGAAGAGCTGAAAGATATTCATCAGCCGCTTAGTGGCGCGCTTGCGGAAGTCTCAAGGTTGGAACCGTTTTCGTTTTCTTGGAAAGATGGGACTCCGCAACGAGCTGGTGACACTCAAGAGCAGGTTGGATTTGGGGCGCATCAGGTTGCCGCTGTTGATCCGCGATTGGTGTCCTATTCCGATGATGGAAAACTGCTAGGGGTTCGCTATCAGGAAATGACGGCGCTTTTGGTTCAGGCCATCAAAGAGCAGCAAGCCGAGATCGAAGAACTAAAGCGGTCGCGCTAATGCTGACATTTGCTTACACGGCTCCGAATGGATGGGTTTGCAACGCACACGATCAATCGACTCCCGCCGACGTGCTAAACCAGACATCTAACACCACGACAAGCTGCACGCTAACGGGGACAACGGTTGCATCTGATGTGATCGCATTTAATGCCATGGCGTTCTGATGCTCAAGGTCTCACGGCGAAAGGTTATTCTCGCGGCCCCTGCGCTTCTATTATTTAAGGCGTCGACCGCGCTGGCAGGGACCCCCCACGGTTTGCCTGCCGGGCCGTTCGACGTTTTTCTAATTTCTGGACAATCCAATGCTGTCGGCAATGGCGATGGTATCAATACCTCTGGCCTGGACGCGCCGTCGGCACAGATTTTCCAGTGGCCAGGGACCAATCCGCCAGGCGGGCCGCCAATTCAAGCCATTGATTGTTTGCTGTCACCGACAAATACCGGCCCACTCTACGCAACTGGTGTTGGTTTTGCCATGACCTTCGCGAAGAATTATCCGGCCAACGGGCTGCTTACGGAGTCTATGACCCAATGAAACGTCTCCACATAGCGCTGCTCACGGCGACTCTCCTCGTCGTTGGCGCTTTGCTCTGCACCGTCGGCCCGGTACAGCGCGCCATCTCGCAGGGCGCGGTGCAGATCACGACGCTGGTCGGGACTGAGCAGATATCGCTCGACTATCCGTGCACGGTGTCGTGCTTTGTCACCACGGCCACGCTGAAGAATTATATTAATGCCGGCGGCGGCGGTGGTGGCACAGTCACCAGCATAACCGCAGGCACAGGTCTTTCCGGCGGGGTGATCACTAACAGCGGGACGATTGCCTGTGCCCTAGGGACGACCTCGACGATAGGTTGCCTCAAGCCAGATGGGACGACCATAACGGTATCTGCTGGCGTTATAACGGCAACAAGCGGCGGCGGTTCCATTGGCACAATCTTCCCCCCTTATTGGGGTAGCATCAACGTCAACGACTACTACAGCGGCGTCACATGCCCGACAGGAGCCTCCGCTGACAGTTGTGCGATCCAAGCGGCGATTGATGCGGCCTCTGCGGCAAAGATTCAAACTGTATATCTGCCGCATCGGAGTTCTTGTTACGCACCGAACGTCTCCATGTATCTCGATGTTCCCGGCAATTTGCGCGGTGGCGGTTCGGCGTGGAGTTCATCGACCACCTACTCGCAAGGGCAAATCATCAATGTCAGCGGCATCAACTATGCGTCGCTGGTTGGCAGCAACCTAAACAATCCTCCAGCATCATCGCCGTCTGACTGGCACTTGGCGGCGTACAATTCCGGGACGACTTACGCGCTCAACGACACCACGCAATATGCCGGCGTGATGTGGATTTCGCTGGCTGGTTCCAACACCGGGAATACCCCAAGCGTTACCTCTACCTATTGGGCGCAGACGATCAGCTCAATTAACACCGCCGATTCATTCTCGATGACGCTTGCTGGCGATGTTGCGGGCAATGCCAATCATGAGGGTTTCGGCACGCAGATTTGCCCGACGTTCAACAACGGCACGGCGCTTTGGCTCGGGGCCGGTCGCGGTATGGGCACCAAGTCCATCCAGATAATCGGCCCCAACAACGCCTATCGTGGCAATCTAAACGTCAACGGTGTTGGCGTCGCCGTCGCCGAACTCGCAAGCCGAACCAAAATCATAGATACGGAAGTCGATAATTACTATAATTGTTTCTTGACCGGTCCAAATGGCGCCGATCTAGCCGACTCCAACGCTTTCATCAGGCCGGTATGGAGCAACTGCTATAACGGAATTAATTTTTACGGCATCGAAAATTGGATCAATCAAGTTCAAGACCCTGAGTGTGACTCGACTATCTGTATAACGTCAATCGTAGCCAAGAATGTAACGGTTCTTGGCGGCAATCTTTCAGCGACCAGCGGACGCTCCAATGCATTCACGATAGGGAGCATCTCGTCGCTCACCGCGACGAACTGCGGCAACTCAAATTACTGTTACACTTTCACTGGCGTCATCACGTCGCCCGACATCTATATCCCGAGCGTCTATAACAGCTATATGTTTGTGACTGCCGACTTCGGCGTTGTTCCAGTGATTATGAACTCGTGGAATAGTGGCACTAACACCGGCACGTTTGAAATCTTGCCGATGTGGGGATACTTTTATTTCCAGCCAGGCACTAACGCCCTGACCATTTCCAATTTGCAGTCGGAGATACAGGCCGTCACCACGCTCTATGCCGCCGAGCGCGTTACGACATTCTACGGGCCCGCCTTCGATGCGGTCGGCGTGCATGTCGAGAATCCGACCGCGTGCACGACATTCATTGATGCTTTTGCGGGGTTTGGCGGCGATAACGGGATCACGATTGAAAGATCGTTCTTCAATTACGATCCAAGCCTTAATCAGTATAAGCCTGCGAACAGCCCGTCTCCGGCGCAGCTTGCGCTGTTCTATTGCCAGCAAAGCTTTCCGTTTATCTTCGATGAGCCAAACGGAGCGGCTTATATAAATTTGCGTAACAATAATTTTGGGCAACTACCCAGTAGTGACCCGGTCATCATCGATCTGGCGGAGAATGGTTTTAATAATTTGGTAATTTCTGGTTCGCGCAACACTTTGGTCAATCCGTCAATGCGCAATGTTTCTAAATACCAAGCTGTGGATGCTGGCGACATAAGCGGAGGCTACTTCGCGGCCTATACCGCGGGGCTCGGCGGTGGCGAATGGGATCAGACGCCGTTTTTGGCAACCAACTACATGGCCCAAGGGCAGTTGCAAAATCCGCAAGTGCAAATCGGCGGCAGTATGTCGCCGTTTATCGGCTGGTATCCGGCCAACTGGTTGCACCCCCGCATCACGCCGTCGCAATACTCGATACTCGAAAACATCGGCACGACGACGCTCGGCACCTACATGCTGCCGGCCGGGGCGACGGTCTATGACATACTCAACTGCCGGAACTGCCAGAGTGCTGCGGGGCAGATCGCGGCCACATCGTCTAGCGGCGCGGTCATCACCAACTCAGGAACAAACAATCTTGTTTCCGGGCAGCCAATTTCGTTTCAAGGGCCCACTCTTGGTGGCCTGACTGCGGGAGTTCCGTACTACGTTCTGGCTACCAGTCTCACGGCGACCACGTTCGAGGTCGCGGCGACCATCGGCGGCAGCGCCATAACGCCATCAACATCTATTTCCGCAACCGTGACGCCGTACATCTCTGCGGTTTCCGCTCATAAAGGATTTTCCTACGGACAGGAGCTGACGACCTCGAACATTGCCACGCTGGCATGGAGCTATCTGGGCCAGTCGTTCGTCGTGAAATTGGATGCGGGAACGCTGTCGTGGATGTTTGATGGCTTGGTAGTGGATTTCAACAACGGCAGCGGCGACGTTTCGTATGTCGTGACTGGCGTCTATCCGTCGCTGGGCTACATCACCGTCCTGAACATCACCAACGATGGATTCCCGGATCTGCTCGCGGGAACCAATACTGTCACCTACAACGGCACTTCGATTGATGAGCCTGCCTATTCCTGGACTCAGTATCAATTCTTGCTTAAACGTGATCTTGATCCCGCATCAAATGACAACACACCTGCATTTTTGAATCAGGCCGCTTGATGATCCGACTTCTCTCCATTCTCCTGTTCTGCCTGCTATGGGTTTTACCAGCAGGCGCAGTTTCGTTCGAGTCCATCATGGTCAGAGGAACCATGACGGATACTATTTCATGGAATCATGGCAGCGTGGGAACGCCCACCGTACCGGCGCAAATTCAGCTCAGCGTAGGCACAGGCGATTCTGGAGTAGGCAACGGCAATCAACCGATCTGCATCAATTGGTTCAAATGTTCTCAATATAATTTGAACAGCAACTCGCCTACCATTCTCGATGCCAATCAATATCCAAACGCCGGAACCATGACGGATACCATGTCATGGAACCCCATCAAGCAGACGCCGCTTTCTTACTACAGCGGGAATTGGGAAGAACTCTGGACGGGCGGTCCATTTCAGATCAACAACGACAGCGGCATTACGATTGTCAGCGATCCGCAGAGTTGCAGCAACGGTGATGGCAGTGGCAACGCTGGTCACTTCAAGGGCACCAACTGCGATGTGATTTTTAGCTACGGGTCTAATCCTGGCGGGAACGCAGTTATTCCAATCGGAACGTGGGGGACAACCACGCCAGTTTCCGGCGCTGCCTTGTTCCGTAGCTCAGACAAGACGGCCTATCTCGCGGGGCAAGTATTCTTGCCGGAATACATCAGCATTTTGAAATCTCTGAATCCTCTGGCTATTCGCACGATGGGAATGAGCTTCCCGGTGCAAAATGCGGAGAATGTGGCATCTTGGTCCGACCGCCTCCCCATGACGGCGGCGAGTTGGGGCGCTCAGAACTGGATACCGAACGATTGGGCCGGGGCGGATACGACGCATACCGACAATTACGTTCTGGGTTCTTACACGAACATGCCGGGGACGTGGACGGACAGCGAACTGTTTCAGGCGAGCTTTACCCACGGCAGTAATGCTGGCCTGACGATAACGGGGGCAGCGAATGACTCCGGCAACAGTGAAGTCAGGCTGACAGTTTCCTCGACTTCGACGCTCACGACCAATCAGAATGTATTGGTAAGCAACTGCCAATCGAACTCGCCGCCAACAGTTTATGAAATCACCGTCGAGAGCGGCACAACTCTTGATTTGCAGGGCACCACTTATTCGTCAGCATGGGCTAACTGTCCCGCTAGCGGCGGCGGTAACGGACTTCTAACAACCACGACAGTCAATGTCGGAAGCCGGGGGGCCAAGTTTGTATTACCGATTGCAGGTCTGTTTGGCAATCCCGGCATCGCCAATGGAGACAACGGAACATTCATCTACGACGCCTTGCTGGGAATTTTAGTCTATAGCAGCGGGGGCATCTCCGCCGGCCTGCCGCCTGAGACGCATATAGCAATGGCGAATGAAAGCGGGCGGCCACTTTGGTTTAATTTCCACCCTTACTGGCACGCTGCGGACGTGACTTCGTTTATCGACTATGCCAATGCAAACCTGACGACCGATCTTTATGTTGAATTTGACAATGAGAATTGGAATTATAATTATCAGGGCCAGGTATGGCAGCAGCGCGGGGAAGCAATAGGATTACCGTCGGGTTCAAATACTGCTTCTTACAGCTACATCGGTCTGCAAATTCGTGTGCTTTTCGGTGCCGCCACTGCCGCATGGACTGGCGGGTCAGCGCACCTGCATCGTGTTAACGCCGCGCAGGAAAGCGGTAGTCCGGCGCTTTTCGCCTCTTTGCAGTTCTCCGGCAGCAACCTTTGCGGGACGAGTTGCGGCAACTCGACTTATCAGTCGAAGATCGGGACTGATTACAACGCCTCTCCTAATCGCCCCCAGGACTATAGTGATGCCTATGCTATTGCGACTTACTTCAATGGCGCGCAATCAGGAGGTAACCAATTTAATGCGTTATCGCAGATTACCGGAACCTGCAACGGTACGACTTGTACGGGGCTGATTGCGGCGGCATCCTGCTATGCGGCGCCGTCTAGCTCAACATGCGGGAGCGGAGGCACGTCAGCACTAGCTTTGCAGTTCATGGATACGGACAATCGCAGTGGACAACTCATCGGTGAAACTGGATGCACCTACCCCACCAACGTCACCAATCTATTTACTGTTAGTTGCTCACAGTCCGCCATCTGGGGAGGTGCGGGAGGATGGAATGCTCAGGCATTGGCGGACGGTAAGAAGCTGCTGGCCTATGAGGGTGGCTTTTCAAACTATGGACCGACTGCTGCTTATCTCACATCGCTCGGTGACGGCAACGCCACGGCCGACGCAACGAATATCAATAATCTGGAAGTAGCTTATCGCTCCAGTTCGCTGTTCTATGCCACCTACATCTATTGGAACACGATTTGGTTCAGCAATTCGCAGGTTGCAGGCAATTCAAATCTGAGCATACAGAACGGTCCGACCGTCGGCATCGGCGCGCAGAATTGGGGAATGGTCACGTCCATCATGCCGCTTGCGACCTGGCAGAACTATAATGCGTTTGAGGCGATCAACTAAGATTTGTGTCATTCACGGCCTGTGCGTTAAACATCTCAGTGCGGTCACCCGTCCGCAATAAAGGAGAAGAGCGATGGCTCACTTCACCGCCATGGTCGACATGGCAAAGACGCCGGAAGACGTGAAAGAGGAGGTGGCGATGCCTGTGCCCGCGAGCGCCGCCAAGCCATCCGTCCCGGCTTATTCATACGGGCTCTGCCTCTCGCTTGAAGATGACGAGCTGGAGAAACTCGGTATCGACGAGGAGCTGCCAACTGTAGGCGACATCATCCACCTCTGCGCTCTTGCCAAGGTCACGTCCGCCAGCCAGAGCGAGCGCGAGATGAGCGACGGCAGCAAGAAACAATGCCGCCGCATCGAGTTGCAGATCACGCATCTGGCGACCGAGGACGAAGAAGACGAGAACGAAGGCGCCAAGGCGCAGATGGCTGCCGACGAAGGCCGCCGCAAGCGTTTCTACGGAACTCCAGAGGCGGCGTAACGCTTATCCCATTCGAACCCAATCTTTCAACGGATCACATAGAGGAGGCACTCATGCCGCAACGGATCCGACTACTGGCAACCTGCCAGGTCAATGGCGCCCTGCATTACGCTGGCGAGATCGTCACTCTGCCCGATGGCCAGCGCGGTCCGCATCGCTCGGTCGTGGCGTCCAGTCATGGCGCAGCGCTCGGCGACGTCGCATCGCAAAACCTGATCGACGACCCACTCTTTGTCGTGGTCGACGAGGGCATCGAGAAAGAACGCGAGGAAATGCGTGCTCGCCAGGCCGAGGAACGCAACAAGCTCGACCATACCGATGAGCGTGCTGCACTGGTGCGTAAGCAAGGCGAGGAAGCGGCCGCGTTCGAGATCCGCTCGGCCGAGACCGAATTGCACACCCGCCAGGAGCAAGAGGCCGCAACCTTGAAAGATCGGCAGACGGCCGAAAACGTCGCGTTCGACAAGCGCGCCGAAACCGTGCCACTGGCAAATCCGCCGGTCGAAGTGAACAAGGAAGAGCTCACCAAGCGCCAGGCTGCAGAAACCGAAGCCTTGCAAAAGCGCCAGGCCGAGGAAAAACTGGTGCTGGAAGCCCGCAAGGCAAACGTTTGGCCGGCGGCGGGGGCACAAGCGCCATATGTAGAAATGACCGATGCAGAACTGGCCGCCTGGAATCGTTCAAAGGGCCGGCTCGAAGACGATCAGACCGAGCGGCTGCAAAGGAACCGCGCCAATGCTCAGTCCCCGGCGGCGCCGCTGCCGCCACGGCAACCGGCTCGAGCCGCGTTCGAAGCACCACCCCCGGTGCCGGCTGGCTTCCCAGCGCGTCCTCTGTAAGGCTCGGCGTATCGGACCGACCGGCGGCGCTGCCTATAACGGCGGCGCCGCTTGGGATTGGGGGCGCTGGTGACTTCAAACATCGACCTTTGCAACCTGGCTCTCGATCAGATCGTTGCCCGAGCATCCATCTCGGGTATTGGTCCGCCGACGCCGCCGAACAGTCTCGCCGCCCAGGTTGCAAGCCGCACCTATCAGCTCCAGGCCGATGCCGTGTTTCGCGCGGCGCATTGGAATTCAGCGCGCAACCAACAAACGCTGACGCTGCTCAAGGCGGCGATCGGCACGCCGGAGAATCCATCCGGTGCATTGCCAATGCCGCCAGTCCCCTGGCGCTACGAATACGCCTATCCGCCAGATTGCCTGCTCGTGCGCTTTGTCATTCCGATGCCGGATCTACCGGCCGCCGGGCAAGCGCCGCTCATGACCAATGTCGGCATCAATTTTATTTCCTTCGTGAACACCTCGATGCCGTTCGTGCCGGCGATCGATACCGACGCCAACGGCAACCAGGTCAAGGTGATCCTGACGCAAGCGCGCAAGGCGCAGGCGGTCTATACGGCGCGGATCCTCAATGTCGATCTCTGGGACTCGTCGCTGCAGAATGCCGTTATCGGCGCGCTCGCCGCTTGGTTTGCGGCACCAATCACCGGGGATTCAAAAAAACAAGCACAAGCGATTCAGATTGCTAGTGGATTGATTCAGGCCGCACGCATCTCCGATGGCAATGAAGGAATTACGAGCACTGATTTTGTGCCCGACTGGATGCAGATTCGCGATAGCGGCGGCGGTTGGGGGGCTGGCTTCCAGATCCCGAATGGCGGTTTCATGGGCGCTTGGTCGTCCTGGGGCGGTCCGGATGGGATCAGCTACTGAGAAGCAAATCCTCGCTCCCCTCCCTTTGGAATCCCGCAAGAAGAGAGAAAACTAATGAAACACCAAGCGGAAACCATGGAAGTCGATCCGCCTGCCGGACCGGAGGAACTGGAGAATCTAGCACGAGCGTTTCATTCGACCAAGCGCACGTTCGAGGAAAATCGCGAACTAACAGCGCGCGTTGATCACTACGAGCGCGCGGCCGCTGTGCTCGAGCGGGAAAACGAAAATCTTCGCCGGGTCATAAAGCGCGTTAACAGCGAACGCGATCATTATTTTCGGGCGTTTACGGCGCTATCCGCGCAGCTCGACCAGATCGCGTCGGGGTTGGTGACGGCAATCCACCTGGCCAGGGCGCAAGCCTACGGTGCGCGGCGGCCGCCGCAAGATAAGCCGGTCGACAAGCTCGATCCGCTGCCAAGTTTCCTGCGATCCACGCCGGTCGCGGTCGACCTCGACCGGCTCGAGATCTCGATCGCGGGCTAGTCGCCAATGACCCTGACCGTAATCAAACCGTCGTTCAGCGCCGGCGAATTAAGTCCCAGTCTTTGGGGCCGCGTTGATTACAGCGGCTGGGCTATAGGCGCGTCCGTTTTTCGGAACATGTTTGTGAGTTACAGGGGTCCGGCATCATCGCGTGCGGGACTCGCGTTCGTCGGTCAATCGCTAACGCCGGCGTCGCCCTCGAGCATTCCGCCGAAGATCGTCCGCTTTCAATTCAATATCTTCCAGAGCTACATTCTGGAATTCGGCGTCGACGCGCTCAATCGCCCCTATATGCGGGTGATCGTCAACGGCGCCTTTGTGACCGAGGCGCCGACGGCGGTCTCGGCGGTCTCGCTCACTAATCCGTCCATCGTCACGGATCCGGCAAACGGCTATGCGACGGCTGATTGGCTTTATGCCTCTGGCTTTGGCGGCACGACCGAATTCAACGGCCGCACCCTGGTCGCGCGCCTGGTCGCCGGCAACAACATCACGCTCGGCGATACGTTTGGGAATCCGATCAACGCGCTTGCCTATGGCGCCTATACCGGCGGCGGTACGCT